GTTCTTGTCCTATGAATGGCATTATCTAATTTTCCTTTTCATATATTTAGTCTGCATCTGCAATAGTCAATGTACCATCTGCCACTTGTTTTAGAATTTCTGTGTAATGACTATTGGCTGGGTCAAGGGGTACGAATAACAACTTCCCATCAATGGTGGCAGTTATAGATACATTATCGCCATTTTCATTTTGATGATATTGTGCGTTTGAAATTGTCATATAGTTCATTTTATAACTCCGCCTCTAAACTATAATTCACCCACATATCTGTTGTGGATGATGAAGTTACTGCTGTCAACAAAAGTGACACAGAATAATTCGAAGCAAAATACGTTGCCGCAGTTGTATTTGTTGCAGACCAATAAGCCTTGCCCAGTGTTCCATTGTTGTCGGAAATATAAACCGTTGGCGCCGCCCTCATGGGTTTTTGCATATTTAATTGTAGTCGGTGAGTTGCACCGCTAGTAAAACTTAAACTAGAACTCATCAACATCTGAGTTTGTTTAGTGGCTCCAGACGCATCCATAGTGGCAGCAGTAGTGCCTTGTCCTTGAAAATACCTCTGACAAAGCGAAAGTTCTTCTCCATATGAATGGTGCTCAAAATCTGTTGATGTATTGCCAACCTCCAACTGAACTCCTGTGAGATACCATAATGCACCAGATGTTCCGACAACATCTGCTTGATTTGACACTGTAAGGTAGTTTGCGCTTGACCGCCATTGTCCTGTTGCGTCTGCATTGAAGTTATCTCCACTACCCAAATCCCACCACAACCTAACACCTATTCCAGTAGTATTTAACCAAGTACCTGCTGTCTGAGCAGAAAAAGTAACCGTTTTGTGTTCCCAAGTGTTGGCACTGTTTATAGTATAAGTGTTTACAAAAGAACTGTCTGTATCGTTATTTCTAGTTGAAACTGCATAAGTTCCAGTAACACTTGACTTCACCCAAAAGGATAATGTGCAAGGTTTAGCGGCAGATGTACCCCAACCCAATGGAAGTGTATATGTACCTTCCATTCTTTGAGCAATGCCTGCTACTTGAGCGGCAGTACAACTTGTTCCACCAGCAGAATACCTTACTGAGTTTTTGAATGGAGCAGGAGAATCCGTGACTTGTTGGTGTGTGCAAGTTGCACCAGAAGTGTTTTTAAGTTGCCAACGGTCTACTGAGTATGAATTATGAGCGGTTGCTGATGCTCCTCGTTGATACACCTCTGCGGCACCATTTACGACAAGATTCCTACGACCAAGATTTGGTGTAACTTGTCCGTTAATTGCTTGTATTTTACTTAAAGGCATCTGCGTTTCCTATTTCTCTATATTTATTCTGGTTTCGTAGGCCATGTTACATCATCAAGTGTTTTGTATGTTTTTGTGATATCTCTAAGTGCTTGTCTGTATGTTTTCCAATCTGCATCATTTGAAAGAGTAACATCTCTATTCTGTGTCCAATCTGATTGTTGTAATAACAAATCTCTTTTTTGACGAAGGAATAATAAATTATATTCCTCTTTAACTTCAGTTACTTTTGACTTTACTTGTGTCCAAGTAATAGATGTATCTTGTGCATGAGTTCCATCCCCTTGCGCCTTAGTATACATCTCCTTAAATTCAGTTGCATTAGTTGGAGTACCAGAGAGCATAAACCCACCAGTAACAAGTTTACCAATAGCAGCAGATATATATTCTTGTTCAGTCATCATCAGTCATTAATCCTATTCATTATTAGCCATGTTCCGTATTGATTTTCATGAACATCTGCATTACCAGAGTTTACTTGGATTTGTGCCCAGAAGTCTATATAATCACCACTTGCAAAAGTGTGAACGATCTCACCAGAGCCAGAAAAGTGTCTCAGGGCACCAGGCACAGTTCCACCACCACTACCACTAGCAAGATGTAAATTATAATTAATGTTACTATTATTTTTTCTAATTTGTGTTACTATTTCTGATAATGTATTAGTACTACTAAAAGCTGCAATAGAAAATGACACATGATATGTACCAGCAGTAGTAGCAGTAAATGTATGTCTATTATTTGATGTATCCCATGTCATACCATTTGCGTGAGCTTGATTATTAAGTGCAACTTTTGTCAAGGTATCGTTAGTTAAAGTTTGTAAAGAAGTCAATGTTGCATGAAGAAACATTGGTTTAACAGATACATTTGGAATTGTTAAAGTTTTAGAAGACAAATCAAGTGTAGATGGTAACTTAGCAGATGTAACATTATTATCAGCAATTTTTGCAGTTGTTACTGCATTACTCTGAATCTTTGCAGTAGAGATAGTATTATCGGCAGGAATGACCGAACTCTCTAGAGTTCCAGCAATATGAAGAACATAGAAGTTCAATCCACTTGCGGGCGCTTCTGACATAGTAAGTGTTGTACCAGAAACCGTATAGGCATCAGTCGGCTCTTGTCTTACGTTACCCAAGAACACCGCAATATCATTTGCGTTTGCAACTTGTTTTGATAACGTAAATGCTGTTGTAGAACCGTTTGGTGTTAAATCATCTTTGACGATTGATGCGAAACCAGCGGTTGGTGATTTACCTATAAAGGGCATCAATTATCTCCTATGTGATTTGCATTACACCCAGAACGGCGTCAAGTGCTGACCCTGTTCCAGCTTTAACTTTGAGGATGTCTCCTGCCTCTAAAATATATTTCTGACCAGCGAATACCTCAAGTGTGGTGTTTGCTGGGATGGCGACATTTTCCAAAAGTTGTCTGGTTGCATTTGAGTCTGAACTGTCTGTAAACTGACACTGTACTGTCACTGCATTCGTTGTTTTGTTTGCAAGAGATAAACCTAACACAACTGTAGTAGTTGTGGCCGGTGTTGTGTACAATGTAGAATACGAACCGTTAGCGACATTTGCGACTGAAGCGTTTTTAAATGTGTTTGCCATATTTCTATCCTAAAGCGATTGCTAATGCAGTTGCATCATCTGCTGGGTCAAAACTCATCTTTGTGAGAGTAATTGCTCCATCTGCAACAGTATTTAGTGTGTTCTGTTGTGATAACTGTATTACTTGAATGTTATTTGTTCCAGTGGGTGGAGCAGAAGTAAATGTCAAAGTACTACCATTAACCGTGTATGCATAACTTGAACCATACCTCTGATAAACATTATCGACAAACACCATGAAGTTTGCAGCGTTCGCTGCGGCAGGTGTCTGTGTCAATGTAAATTGCGTTAAAATGTTATTACCATTAAATTCATCAATGTGTGGTGACGCCTGTGCAAGTGCGGCAGATAATAATTGTCTACCCATATATACAATAAAAATTCTTGCACCGTTTGATGGTATGTCTGCAAAGTTAATCTTTGGACTACCAGATGCCATTTGAATCGAGAATGCATATTCTGGTTCTTGAACAATACCATCAAGAGACACCAACAACTGACCAGCCTGACCAACAGGGTAGTCAAGGTCAAAAGTTGAGTTAGTGCCGTCACCAGTAATTAACTGTTTTTCAAATGCACCGTATGATGGGTCTAATCCAATATATGATTCTGACATTTCTTTTTCCTATAATGTTATTTATTCTGCGTCTGCAATTGTTAATTCGCCTGCTTCAACTTGCCGCATGATTTCGATATAATGTCTATTGCCTTGGTCAATCGGTACATGACAAACTTCTCCATCTATTGTAACCTCAATACCACAGTTTTCACCAAGATGTTGTTCATATTTTGCGTTTTCAATTACCATAATACTCTCCTAGAGTTCTGCATCTGCTCTGAAGTGATACAATAATGCTCTTTCCGATACCCCACTACCAGATGTGTTTCTAGGCAAGAAAGAAGTTGTACCGTTTTGAATAACTCCAACAGCACCAGAATCACTGCCTGTATCGCCGTGTGCAATTTGATTTGCTGTTCCAACATACGAGTAAACTGTAACAGTAGCCGCAGCCCGTTTTTCTACCCTATAATGTCCAGTAAAATATCCATAGTTATTTCCTGTGCTTCTGCCAACATATCGGTGGTCAGCACCTATTCCACCATTTGCACTGCCAGCTGCAGTTCCGTATGGATAGGTGTGTTCATAATAGCGTTGACAAAGCGAAAGTTCTTCTCCAAAGGAGCGGTGTTCAAAATCTGTAGCTGT